ACCTGCACCGCAACATGCTCACCAGCAGGCTTAGGCTTGGGAGGGTTCTTGCTGTTCTCCCACAACACCAGGGCACGCTTCAACTTGACTTCATCAGTGAGAATGTCCCACCGTTCTTTCGCTGTCAGCTTGTCCTTGTGTTCCCGATCCCAGGCCACAATCTGAAACAACTCAGTGTCGTGGATTTCCTGCAACTCGATTTCTAGGTTTTTGTAATACCCCATTAGTTTCACCTTTCTTTTGGGATACCCAAGACTGTACACCCCTACACACAAAGTGTGCAACATTTCATTTCACGGCGTGTATAGTAGTAACCATGATGAATCCTGGAAGTTACGACATCAAAACCATGACCATTGCACAACTGTGCGATCTGAGGGAATGGCAACTAGAACGCCTCGACAGAGTAACCGCAGAATTGAAACAACAAGTAAGGGCACAAGCTGAGCAAGGGAAGAACGTCAGCTCCCTCGCCAAAGAAGCAAACGTCACACGGCGCACAATCTACGCCTGGTTAGAACAATAAAAAGAGGCCCGCAGCTGGTAGGAGCTACGAGCCTCACGAGCATCACTGCTCAGATTTTAGTTTATCACTGACAAGAATCGCAGTTCAGTGCTTCCATAGGATCCACAGGGCACACATACCCATCCACTTGTTCAATGAGGTCAAGGTCAGCCATCACTTGTCCCCCTTGTTGTACTGCAATACTGAGGTGAGCAAAGACATGACACCGGCAAGCGCAGCAATCCCCGCGACTTGCTCCCAGTTCACATCCACCACGTTCAACACTTGCGAGCCGGTAATCACAGCGATAGCGGTCTGTGCCACTGTTTTGATTGCACGCTCAACCGAATAATTCAGGTAACTGTTTAGCTTATCCATCAGGGTTCTCCTTCTTAGCTTTGTCCTCCCACACCGCAGCGAACACATACGTTGTGAGGATGAGGGTAACTAATGCTACCCCACCAGTGATGAGGTCTGATGTGGCACTGTCATTGTTCAGAAGTACCGCAACGGATCCACTGATAAGCATGAGTGCCCCAAGAACGAAGGCAGCAAAAATGTAGCGCCTACGAATCTTCCAACTAGGTTTCATTACGCCACCAACCTTGTCAAGAACGGTGCGAGTGCTGCGAGCAACCCAAACCCACCAACCGCCCATCCAACCCTCATCTCTAATTTACGAAGCCGGTTTTCGTGATCGTCAATCTTGTCCTCACTGTCAGGCAATGAGTTAGCAATCTTCTCGAGCAACCGGCCTTGCCGTTGAACCTCTAAATAGATGTCGCGCATGGAAACCTTCACTGCGGCAGTGTCGTTTTCTTCAGCCATCAGATTTTGCCCTCGTTGAGTTTCCGTTGAAGCGCACTAATTGTTAGTTTGCCCCACTTGCCATCCTGCCTAACACCTATTTTACCTTGTACTGCTTTACGGGTTCCCGAACCGAGCACCCCATCAGCGGTGATCCCTGCCCATCGTTGAATCGCACGGTAGGTCATACGCCCAGGAATCCCATCAATGCGCCCTTTATACCCATACTCACGCAACGCGGTCTGCCATTGCCTCCAGGTGGCCTTATCCAACCGCCCAGACACCCTGTTAGAAGCCACAGGAGCGCGCTCAGAAAGATAAAGCTCAGGGTCGAGAGTATCGCCCCATCGCCTAGATTTACGCACCTCAAAATGGAGATGAGCGCCTGTGCTTGCTCCGGTGGATCCAGAAGTGTAAATGAAGTCCCCAGCCTCAACCCTTTGTCCCCTACGCAACCGAGTAGCCTGAGCACCGTGATAATAGAAAGTCCACACAGCACCGTGATCAATGCCGACAACGTGCCCGCCACCAGTACGCGAGAACCCAATATGCCTGACAACACCATCACCGGCAGAAGTCACAGGGAAAGACCCTGCCACGTCTACGCCTTGATGAAACTTGCGCTTCTTACTGATCGGGTGAATACGCCAACCGTAAGGGCTGTTCTTATTGATAGACCTATCGGCAGGCCAGGGGTTAGAGAGTCGCATCGGCGGCTACCCAGTCCCCAGCATCCTCATCCCACACAAAGTCACCATCAGGCATCGGGATAGGTGCCACCCATAGGCAAGTGTCCTCATCGAGAACCCATGATGCGTAGGGCTTAGGCGGAATGAACGCCCCATCAGTTCCCTTGTCAGGGTCGAAGGTGAAGCCGATACCCGCATAGTTGAACCGAAGTGCCTTATTCTGGTCATCAGAAGGCAAACCGTCCGTATAGTGGACACCGCCCCTAGTGTTGTAGGAAGTTTGCTTATACACGTCACCAGTGCGCGCGGTCAGTTCCGCTTCCAGGCCATCATCTTCCTGCCTGCCCACAGTCACGAAAACGACTACATTGTTTTCATCGAGTTTTGCGAAATGGCTCATGAGATAGTCACCGTTTCTGAAGTCGTACTGGTAGCCGTCACAGTGTAAACCCTGTTAGCGCCAACGATTGCGCTTGTTTGTGTGACACCGCCGGAAAATGTTACTATCGCTTGAACGGGGAGAGTGAATATGACAACACCTGAACCGCCAGCACCACCAGCCGAGCCGCCAGAAGCCCCGCCACCCCCGCCCGTGTTTACCGTTCCGTCGTTGGCCGCAGAAGCAGACGAATCCGCGCCACCGCCAAGCCCACCATACGCAACACCCGAACCGCCGTAACCGCCACCGCCACCAGCGCGATACGTTGCCGAGCCCGTGATAGAAGATTGAACGCCAACACCACCATCCGTTGCCGTTGAGGATGTTGCGTTAGCTGATGCGGCACCCGCACCACCACCACCCGTCCCGTTGTAGGGAACTGAGGCGTAACCGTCACCGGCACCGTAACCCTGCCCCGAAGTTCCTGCCCCGCCCGAGCCTGCGTGGTTTGCACCACCACCTGACCCACCTGACAGCCCGTCCGGATACTCTGAGGCACCGCCACCCAAAGAGGTTACAGAACCAAAAACACTGTCAGCGCCGTTGACCCCCGAAGCTCCAGTACCGCTAGTGCCCGCACCACCAGCACCAACCGTAACCGTATAAGTACCAGCCGATAAACTCAATGCGGTTTCAGCCGAAGCGCCACCACCAGACGACTCGCCAGTGACACTTGAACGGTAGCCACCTGCACCGCCGCCACCCGCACCACGGTCAGTACGGCTAAACCCCAAGCCCCCGCCACCGCCAGCAACAACAACATAACTAGCCGACACAGGAAAACTGGGCAAGTCACGCATAGAGTTGCGTTTTACAAAGTCCCTTATGGAACTGTTTGCCATAGAAGTAACAGCCATCAGTTACCCCTTAGACGGTTACTTCAGCACCGAAAGCATTGATACTAAGCGCGTCAGCATCGCCAGCGCTCACCGTCATCACATCAGTAGCCAACATCGTGATCCCCAAAGTGAGGGTAGTCGAGTCATTCGCAGCCACAGGTACATCGTAAGCAATGTAATGCTGGTTCGAGATAGCATCCCCATCAACACGGATAGCCAAACGGAACGTGGTAGCGCTCGCAGTACGGTTGGCAATGATCACCGTAGACACAACCGTTTCAGTACTCGCAGGCACCGTGTAAAGGTCAGTCAGCGAAGTCGTAGTCAGATCCAACTGACCAAGTGATTTATATGATGTTGCCATTGTTTTCCTTATGCTCCCATGAGTAGAAAGTTAGTTTCAAAACCGCCACCACCGGCACCACCGGCAGCAATCCACGCACTCCCAGTGTAATACTGGAACGCATCAGTGTCCTTCAAAAACCTGAACTGCCCCTCGGCAGGAGAAGCAAGCGCCGCATCAGCAGCAGTCGCATTAGCATAAACAGGGATAACCTGATCTTGCAGAAAGGTCTGCACATTAGCAGCCGTGAGGACTTCCCCAGCACTAAACGTGCGATAACCTGCAGGTGCGCCAGCCATTATTCTCCCTAGAAAGCCAAAGCGTTATTGTTGTCAAGTTTACCAAACACCACGTCATCCAGGACTAAGAAAGTCCAATCCAACGAAGCCACACTAATAAACATGTCATGACGGCCCACCTCAATCTCATGATTCACCCGAATGACCTGACCATACTGTTGAATCGGATCCCCAATATCGTTAGGGGTGAAAGTGATGTTCACAATGTCACCAATTTCCATCCCCAAACAAGTGACCTTATTAGCACCACCCACAGTGTCCAAGTTCACCCTTATCGTTTCAAATCGGTACTCAGGATCCCCATACTTCTGCACCAAGAAATCAGCAAGGTTCTGCAACTGCTCCTGAGTAGAAACCAAAGTGTCCAACTCATACGAGGTCACACCATAAGCAATCTGAGAACGGTCATTGTTAGCAGTAGCGGAATCCTCACCACTTGTCACAATCGCCTGGTTGTAAAGCAACTCAGAACCATAATTCACGGCAGTCAAAGTGAACGGAATCCCAGTACCATCATCAGCGAAATCAATCACCGAGGAAGAAGTCGGGGTTGCGTCAAGCCGATCCCTGAACGTCAAATCCCCATTCTTCGCAATAAACAACAACCCCTGCTCACTATCAGCAACCTTCTGCAAATAGGTCAAAGCGTTCCCATCGAACACGTCAGCACCCAACGTGGAGTGCCCAGGGTCAATGTTGCGGGCCGTTTCAGACCAACCCACACTAGGCATATCCAACACAGCAGACACACGCGCACCCGATAGTTCAGGAGTAGCAGTCCCAGCAGTCAAAACCTGGCGGGCAAGCAAAGTGAAATCATCAGTAGCAATAATCTCAGCACGAGAATCCCCATCAGGGGTATAACTATAATTCCAGTCATCAATCGTGGTCGTAATAGTGCGCACACCATCCACCGTCACATTCAGTTCACGCCTCGGCACAATAGCCCCAGCGAAAGGTGACGCAGCATAGTTAGGGTCAAACGCCCGATCATCATTATTCAAAATGACGTTCAACGAACCCGCACTGAACCTATCCAAGTCACGGTTCTTCCCCCGCCCAATGCCCACCGTAATCACACGATCAGTGATGTTCTTGAACACGGTGCCACCCAAAGTGTAAACAGTGTTATCGAGCACACCCGCCACAGGGTCATCCAGAATGAAACCCTCAACAGCACCAAGCTCAACAACTGTTGCCATTACGCGCTCGCAAACACAGGGCCAGAAGTACGCTCATACCGTTTGATAGCAGTCACAATCTGCTCACCAATCTGCGCCCCATTAGCACCCATCCCAGCGTTCACATTGATAGTGATATTGCTCCCACCACCCACACGGTTGTTAGGGATAATCGTGCCACCACTAGAAGGCACAAACAATTCCGGCCCCATCTCACCCACCAAATACGGTGTGCCCCCAGCCACAGGCCCACCCCCAGCCCTACGCCCACCGAAGGAACCAGTACTAACAACACCCTCGAGCTGATTCAAACCACCAGCCGCCTTGAAACGCTCCCACGCCTCACGCGCGGCATCTAAAGCACGCGCCAAACCAGCAACCGTATCTTTCAACCTTTCCATAGGATTGATGTTCTTATTCAAGAAATCCACAAACCCAGGAGTATCAGTTTCCCACTGTGTAAAGTAACCAATAACCTCATCGGTGAAGAAACCCAGGTCATTCATTATGGAAGCCAAATCGGTGAACAGTGGCAGAATGTCAGCCACAGCATCCATAAGCACAGGAGCAAGGACAGCCACCAAATCGCCTAATTGGGAAACAGTTTCCTTAATCTCAGGCCACATCTCTTGGAACTTTGTGATGATGTTAGCAAGCACTTCACTCGTCAAGAACTTATCTAACGAGTCATAAATCTTGATGAACCCTTCTTCAATAGCTGGGCCATGTTCCTGCATCCACTGATTGAAAGTATCCAAGTGGGGTTGCAGGTTCTCAAGGATTGCGCTACCGATTTCAAGCAAACTACCGCGAGCCGTTTCCATCGCAGTCTTGAACTTGAACTCACCAGTTTCAGCAGTGATTTGCATCGCCTCATCAAGCACACCAGTAGTGTCTGCCATCTTCTCAAAAACAATCCTGTTGTCCTCAGCGCTTGCACCCATCAAGTCCAGCACACCAGACAAAGCGCGAATGTTTCCAAACACCGCAGAAGTGGCCTCAATGTTGCCATCAAACGCATCAGTCAAAGTTTCCAGAGTCGAGAACAACCCCTTCTCTCTGATCTGCTCACGCAACCCCTCAGCAGAAAGCCCCATATCGGCAAGCGCTTTATTGGCCTCAGAAGTTGGTTTAGCAATCGTGGCAAGGATCTGACGCAACTGAGTCGAAGCAGTACTCGCATCAGTACCAGTCTTAGACATACCAGCAAGCGCAGCGCCCACCTGATCGAAGCTGACACCCAAGTTAGAAGCCAACGGAAGCACTTGCCCCATAGCCCCAGCGAGTTCCTCCGGTGCAAGCTTTCCAAGCCTAACCGCCTCAGCCAACACATCCACAGCCTCAGCGCCACCCAAAGTGGACTCACCATAAGCGTTCACCGCCGAAGTAGCAAGATCCGCAATGGTCTTAGTGTCACCCAAACCAATAGCAGCACCCTTCAGAGAAGCCTCAAGCACCTCAGTAGCACCAGCACCACGCAAACCAGCAGAAGTAATAAAGAACAAAGCATCAGC